ACCTCCTACTCCAGCAACACTTAATAATGTTACTAATGAAAGTAAAGCTACTATGTTTAGTAGTCCTACTTTTACAGGTACTGTTAACTTACAAGCAACTTCAGAAAAATATACTCCAGCCACTATAGTTTCACAAGCAGTAACTTTAAACTATAACGCAGGAGCGATNTTCTCCCTAGCTAGTTCAACAACTAACATAACACTTAACTTTGTTAATGTTCCAGAAGGTCAGTATATAGCTACTGCAGTTAGTTTGATTATTACACAGGGGTCTATATCCTATATCCCAAATAACATAACAATTAATGGTTCATCTCAAACACTGTTATGGCAAAATCAAGTACCTCCAATAGCAACACCATATAAAACAGAATTAGTAACTCTTGTATTTATAGGTACTGCAACAAGTAATATTTGGACAGTACTAGGTAACTTAACAACTTATGGATAAAAATGCCTAGAATATCATCACTAATCACTAAGGGGTTTAATACTCCTTATGTAGTGCCAGATTACTGGCATATTCCTCAAGGTGCAATTATTATGTATTCTGGAAGCTCAGTACCTAGTCTAACAGGTTGGACTAGGTACTCTGCAGCAGACGGAAAATTTATAAAAGGCACTGCAACACAGTCTGAAATAGGTACAGTAACACCAAATAATAACGATCAGCTAGGTGCCGGCGGAACAACTACAGGTAGTGCTGGGTATCACTCAGGCCCTTTAACTATAGTTAAAGAAAACGGCATCGCTAATCCACAAAATTCAACAGTAATGTCATATACTCTAGGTGGGGGCAGTCACGCACATTCTTTGTTCTATAGCCTAGGTGCCGGAACTGATTTAAATCCTCCAAGTACAGACTATATATTATTAGAAGCTACTCAGGATCAAGAATATTTTCCTGCTAATGCAATAATTAGTAAAGCTACTCAAATAACAGGAAGTACAAAAGAGTTATCAATAAATCAAAACAGATATATAAGAGGTGGATCAACATATGCTAATAACTATGCTACACAGCGTAGTATATCTGGATTTACTGATCAACAAGGTAGTCACACTCATGGACCAACAAGTTTTCTTGGAAGTACTTTTGCTAGTGGAACAAATACCTTAGCTTTTAGAGCTGAAAATAGCAGTTCAGGATTATCTCACTCGCACAGCCTTTCNGGAACCATAACNGGTGCTACACTTCTAGGAACNTTACTAAAACTCTGGAAANTAGGTTCTAAAATGACTGCTGAAGANAACATAATAGTTATGTATACAGGTAATATTGCTAATTTGCCTAGTTATTGGAAAGTATGTAATGGTAGTAATGGTACACCAAATATGGTAGACTTTTTTCTTGGATATTCAAGTGATGAGAATACTGCTCATAATACTTATACTCCTTATANNGCACCATTTAGTTCAGGAGGTCTAAGTACTGAAGCATGGACTCATTATCATACTAGTGGTCAGGCTTTTAGATTTGGTACTGACACCGCCTACTATCACAGTAGTTTTAGTATGTTTCATTCACATACTTTCTCTAATCCTAATGTTGTAATGTTCCAACCCGACGAAATAAAGTTGTGTTTTATTCAACTTACTAAAACCTTATATTAATATGATACATGAATATATACAAATAGATACCTATAATGACACTGCTAGTTGTAGACTTAATGGCATAACTTGCAGTTTTTCAAGCGCTACTGAGTTTATTACAGCTATTGGTTTCCCTTTTCAAGTAGGCTTATTAAATTGGGAGCCTACTAGATCCCATTGGATAATAGAAAGATTAGGTACTCCACCAACTGTTGTTAGTGGTAGTACTTTAGTAGAGATGATATGGTTAGACGACAATAAATCTGCTATTACAGAATATTGTAGACAATATCACGAAAAACTACCAAAACCTTACGAAGTAACTTTAAGGGATGTTAGAGATGGTACTTTATATATGACTGATTGGGTACTACAACGTCGTCAAGAAGAACAACTTTTAAACTTACCACTAACTTTAACACAAGAAAAGTTTCAAGAAGTATTAATGTATAGGCAAGCATTAAGAGACATGACAAATACATACACTAGTCTAGATACTGCTGTGTGGCCTGTTAGCCCATTGGAGTAATATATGCCAATTTCTTTTCCAGATAATCCCACACTTTACCAAACTACCACAACAGGTGGACAATCCTGGGCTTGGAATGGAGAAGCGTGGGTAAGTTCCGGTAGTTTAAGTGCTTACTACTATGTTCTACCTGATGCAAGCTCAACAACCCTAGGTGGAGTTAGAGTAGGTTCAGGACTATCGTATACATATACTAGCCCNTGGACTGCAACAATAACCGGTATAGGCTCTACCACAGGTTTAGCCGTTAACGATGTAATAACAGCAACTAATAATGTAGGTAGTTTAGGTACTGGAGGTACTTATACTATATTATCTGTACCTAGCTCTACTAGCATAACTTTTAGAGCGGCAGGTGGTACAACTCCTATAGCTGGTTTAGTAACTACTATAACTAAAGGTGGTAGTAATTATGCTTCTGGAACAGTAACCGGAATTGTTGGAGCAAACGGTACTCTTAATGTTATAGGTGGTGCAGTAGGTGCTACAGGATCTAGNGGCCCTCCAGGAGGCTATCAAGGTGCTACAGGTGCTTCAGGTATNCAAGGATTTAATGGTACTAATGGACANCCAGGTTCTACAGGTGACCAAGGTGCTACAGGTGATCAAGGTACAATAGGTGCTACAGGTCAAGGTGCTACAGGTGCTTCAGGTGCTACAGGATATCAAGGTGCTACAGGATATCAAGGTGCTACAGGTGCTACAGGTGCCAGCGGACTGCAAGGTGCTACTGGTCAAGGTGCTACAGGTGCATCAGGAGCAACAGGTACAATAGGTGCCACAGGTGCTAGTGGACTACAAGGTGCCACAGGTCAAGGTGCCACAGGTGCTTCAGGTGTCACAGGATATCAAGGTGCTACAGGATATCAAGGTGCTACAGGTGCTTCAGGTGTCACAGGGTATCAAGGTGCTTCAGGTGCCACAGGTACAATAGGAGCAACAGGTGCCTCTGGACTAACTGGACAAGGTGTACAAGGTCTACAAGGTACTACAGGTGCTACAGGTGTTACAGGATATCAAGGTGCTACTGGTCAAGGTGCCACAGGCGCATCAGGTGCTAGCGGGTATCAAGGTGCTACAGGTGCCTCTGGGCTAATGGGAGCTACAGGAATAGGAACCTCAGGTCCTGCAGGACCCACAGGTAATATTACTAAAAATTACTTATACTCTGGTAGCTTAACTGTTAATACAGGTACTTTACGTTTTTACCTTGCTAACTCAGCTACTCTTACTAAAATAGTTAGTATTCTTCAAACAGCAGGCTCCTCAGACACTACTTTAGTTGTTAAAAAGAATGGTACTGCTATACAAACTATTACAGTTTCTGCTAGTACAACTACTACTACCTCAAATGTTAGTATTGCTCTTTCAGCCCTCGACTACTTAACAGTAGATATTACTGCCGCAGGAACTTCTGCTGCAAACCTTAATATGACTTTTGTTTACGGATAAAATAACATGAATTATAAATCAATTGTCCAACATTTAAACTTTCCTGAGTTTTATCAAACTCGTACTGAATGGGAATATTTATATATAATACCTACAGAAACTTGTCATACGTTACAAGATTTTTGCAATTTAATTACTGAGTACGGTATAAACTGCCAAGAAATAAAAATACACTCTACAGATCAAACCAGTTGGTACGTTATGTTTAAAAAAGGTGGATCTATTAAACCAGATTTTCCAGGTCAAGTTATAGTAGCAGAGTATACAGAAGATCCAGCGGTTGATACTCCTGTTCAACCAGAATTATACGTACCAGCAGAGGTACCTGAAGATACAGCTACCCCTACAGTAGGAACATAAAATGTTTATAAAATTACTTTTTCATACCGGAACTAATCCACAGTATACTTTTAAAATATTAGATTATTTAATTAATCAAAGACCAGCTACAGGTACTAATTTAAAGACTTTGGTAACCGCAGCTAATGCAACTTTAGGTGCACTTATTGATGGAACAAATAGTGCTATATGGAATAGTGGCACAGGTATAACTGCACTTACCAGCAATACTAAATCTGTTTTTTATAAACCTACTACTAGTGCGTGGGCGTATAGCTGGAACATAGAACTTGCTGGATATGATAGGCCCAACAACGATAAACACGTAGTGCAATTTTCAGACCCTGGAGCTTATAATGAATCTTATGGGTCTAGCGCACCTTATGTATATAATTTTTGGAATACTGCAGGTACATCAATCAGCACGCTAACTGGTGAGGCTATAGGTACTATTAATTTTGGTACCTCTACTACAAGTGGCTCAGGCACTTTAACATTAACAAATCAATCTCCTGCTTCTCCAGCTAGTGGTTTTTATGATAGCAGTTTCATGGGTACTAGTTTAACAGGTGCAGTTATGTACATAACTGATAACTGTTTTATGTTTAGTTTTAACGGAGCCGGTGTAAAAAGAGAAAATGGATTTCCTGCAGGCGCACACCTTGACAATACAAGTTACTATAGAGGCATACATTTTGTAGGACAATACACAAGAACAGATCCTTGGAATACTGCTGCTAATAATGTACCACCTTTTGTATGCTCTCAACATGGTAGTCCAAACAAATATGGTATGGGATTTTTAGCTAGTTTAAATCAAGTGTCCGCTTATCAAAATGTTCGCGGTAATAACCCCGGTGTTGCAGCTTTAGTTGCTGATCGTCAATTAGATAATAGCTATAGTAGTACTAATAGTACACAACCTTGGGTAGCAAATAAACCTGTTAATTTTGGTTGTGGTAATAGATTTAACGATTGCTGGGGATTAGGTGAAAGTAATATTGAGCAATACTATAATAGTCAGTTCAATTACAGAGATGGTGCTAATGTTGGGGCTCCTTTAACCAGAACAGCAGGTACAAGGTATCTTTCCAGTGATTTAAAATCTACTAGCTATGCCTTACTACCTCTTACTTGGGCTAATGCCTGGTATAATAATACTGGTGGCAATATATCTGATAAAACTGGTGTATTCTGGTTTAATGGGGACTACTTTCCAGGAGATATATTAACATCAGGTACAAAAACTTATATTTTATGGCCTGGTGCCTTCTCACATACTGAAAGAATAGCACTAGCAGTGCCAAGGGAATAAAAAATGTATATAAGATTAATTTATACTGCGGATAAGAATTTAGAACAACTACTTAGAACACTTGCCTATATTATAAATACTCCCACAATTACTAGTGCCGGAACCCTTAATACTGCTTTATCTAATACAGGTATATTTGCCTCAGATATCGGTTCAGGGTTTGACTCCAGTAATAGTGAAATAATTAGAACTGTAAATTTAAGTAGTACCGTAGCACATATAGCAAAACCTGCTATGAGTAATACTATTAATTTCACACTAGAACAGTCTGTGTATGACGCACCAAGTACTAAATACTACTATCAAATAAACCAAATAAACTACTCAGGTGCTGCCCCAAATGTCATGATGGGAAATGGCTTAACTGGTGGAACAATAACTAGTAGTCAACTACCACAAACTCAAGCTTCAAGCTCAGCTACTGCTGCTGGTACACTATTAAGTTTAGTTAATAGTAGTTTTGATTATGGTCAGCAACAAGCTATAGCAGGTCAAACAAGTTGGCGAGCTTTACATGTATATATAACTGATAAATGTTTTTTGTGGGGTATTAGTGTAGCTGGTGGTCCTACAGGTGTAGGCTGGAGTGGAACATATAATAATAATGGTAATTACACAGTATCAGGTTTAGGTTGCTGGCAATACACTAGATTAGATCATTGGAATACTGATGCAAATGGTATAATACCTGTAGCTGGTGCAAGAATGACAGGTGTAGGTTCAGGAATATATAGTAANNGTAGTCATTGGACTACTGTTACTAATACATCTCCAAGTGGTGGTGCCTATGTTAATTCATACTATAATTTCTTAAAGGTGTTTAATTTAATAAACTATAACCCAACCTCTACTACCGGTAGTTTTACCAGAGAGTTTAACAGATACGTTGCTCACGGATTAGGAGGTATAAGAACCTCAGAAACTAAAGGTCATACAGTTAGTCTAGATCAATCATATACAGGTATGGAAAATGCTGTAACTACAAATAAAAGTATTAGTGTTACTGCTGGTGAAAAAGTAGCTAATGCTACAAATACGGGTATGGCTTTTGCCCTANTACCTCTTACATGGACTATGTCTGGAGGTTCATGTTGGGGAGGTGGAGATATATCTGCTCAGTCGGGGTTTTATATATTTAATGGTGAATATGCTCCAGGAGATACCCTTACATATAGCGGAAAAACATTTATATTGTGGCCAACTAATCTAGGTCCTGTTACTAGTAGGCTTGCAATAGCTGTGCCAAAGGAGTAAGTAGATGGCTGTTATAACTGCTTTTGAACCATACTTACTTCAAACTAGTTCCATAATACCTGTACAGCCTGTTACATTTAATACAATGACTAACAGTAACCCAGTTTTTGTAGCATTAACCCAAACTAACTCAACCATACCAGTAACCCCAATTAACCCTACCCAACAAGTTAATTTTAGAAACGCAAATTTTTCAGGNGGCTCAGCTAGGATTACAGAAGGTTTAACTATTACAGACGCTGGTAATACTATAAATCTAGGAGCTAATGCAACTGTTGAATTATGGTTATGGGCTGACGAACTTCCAACTGCTGCGTCTAATCTTATTATTCCTATTATTGCAAAACGTGATAATACAAGTACTTCACCACCTAACTGGTTATTTCTATACTTTGACAGTAACGGATATTTAACCTTACAAGTATCTTCCGCCTCAGTTGCAGGAGCCTGGGGTTTATCACAAACAGGTACCAGAGGTATTAGTCCTGCAAGATGGAATCATATTGCTATAGTTAGACAAACTACTTCAACTTGGACAGTATATCTTAATGGAGAGTTTTATTTAAGCGGTACTGTTGCAGGAGCTATTAATAATACTACTACTACATTAGTATTAGGAGCAGCAGATAGTACTCGGTCAGTAATTGGTACTATTGGAAGATTAAGTGGCTATATAGATGGTTTAAGAATAAATACTACAACTGCAGTATATACTTCTGCTTTTGCACCTACTTATACTATTGCTCCAACAGTTACTCAAGATGCAAATGTTTACAATAATCCAAGTGCAGCTATTGCGTCAGGTACTGTACTAGTATTCGACCCTCAGTTCGGAGGTACTTTTAGTGATTTAACAGGTACAACAAGAACATTTACTGGAGGATCNACACACTGGTTAACTCCTTTTGAAGGTGCAGTATCTAGCTCAGGCATAGCAAAACAAGTTGATCAAACTAATAAATCAATACCAGTAACCAACATATCTCCGTTTACACAAACTATTGGTGGCGGTGGTACTGTTGTTAGTGCTACTACTTTCACAGAAATGTGGATCTAACTCAGATTCCCGTACTCTAAGTTTTTAGGGGGCGGGAATTTTTTTATCTTGACACTAATAGCCCAACATGGTATAA